TTTAAAATGGCAACAACAACTTCAATAACTACTACTTACGCTGGTGAATTTGCTGGGAAATATATTTCTGCAGCTTTATTATCAGGTAAAACTTTAGCAGAAGGAAACATTACAATTGTTCCTAATGTTAAATACAAACAAGTAATGAAAAAAGTGGCAACTGATGACATCGTGAAAGACGCAACTTGTGATTTCGCTGATACATCAACACTTACTCTTACTGAAAGAATCTTACAACCAGAAGAGTTTCAAGTAAACTTAGAATTATGTAAGAAAGACTTTAGATCTGACTGGGAAGCAGTTCAAATGGGATATTCTGCATTTGACAACTTACCATCTTCTTTCTCTGACTTTTTAATTGCTCACGTAGCAGATAAAGTAGCTCAAAGAATGGAAACTAACATCTGGAATGGTACAAACGCAACTGCAGGACAGTTTGATGGTTTTGTAACTACATTAGGTGCTGATGGTGACGTTAATGACGTAATAGGTACTACTTCAACTGCAGCTAACATTATTACAGAGCTTGGTAAAATTGCTGACGCAGTTCCATCTGCAGTATATGGTTCAGAAGATTTAACTATCTACTTACCGTCTAATATGTATAGAAACTACGTTAGAGCTTTAGGTGGATTTGGTGCTTCAGGATTAGGAGCAGCAGGTACTAACGATCAAGGTACACAATGGTATTCAATGGGTTCTGGTTTACAGTTTGACGGTGTTCAAATTGCACTAGCAACTGGATTACCAAGTGATAACGCTGTAGCGTCTCAAAAATCAAACTTATTCTTTGGAACTGGTCTATTATCTGACCAAAACGAAGTAAAAGTAATTGATATGGCAGACCTTGACGGATCTCAGAACGTAAGAGTTATTATGAGATTTACTGCTGGTATTCAGCACGGAATTGGTGGAGATATAGTTCTTTACTCTTAATAAATAATTGTTCAACTTAAGAAAGGGTAGGTGAGCCTTGAGCCTACCGCCCTTTTTTTATAAAATAAAATAATATGGCTTGTGATACATTAACAAGAGGACGTCAAGAACCTTGTAAAAATTCCGTCGGTGGAATAAAAAATATTTATTTTACTGATTACGGAGACTTTGGAACTGTAGATGTTTCAGCAGATGATGAAATTACTAATATGACAGGTACTTTTACAGCATTTAAATATGAAGTAAAAGGAAATTCATCATTAGAGCAAACTGTTAACTCTTCAAGAGAAAACGGAACAACTTTTTATGAGCAAACACTTAACCTAACTCTTAAAAAATTATCTAAAGAAGATAATAAAGAACTAAAGTTATTAGCTTATGGAAGACCTCACGTTGCTGTTGAAGATTACAACGGAAACGTAATGGTTGTAGGACTTGAACACGGTGCGGATGTATCTGGTGGTACAGTTGTAACTGGTGCAGCAATGGGAGATTTAAGTGGATATACATTAACATTAACTGGTATGGAAACAAAACCAGCTAACTTTGTAGCTTCACCTACATCAGCTGACCCATACGCAGGTATGTCAAGTGCAACTGTAACTGTAACTTCAGGTAGTGACTGGTAATAGGTGCAATGTTCTTAAACATAGAAAGGGGACTTTAATAGTCCTCTTTTTTTTTGAACAATATTAGAGTTAATAGGTTATATAGGTATGATAAGATTATCACCAACAACATCATCTCAAACAATTAGCATAATTCCAAGAGTTTATACTGTTGCTAGTGACTTATCTATGGTTATAGTAGAAGACGGCACAAGAAAAACTCAAACAATAAACGACATAACATCTTCTTTATCATCTAATGGTAATTACTTGGAGATGTCTATAGCTTTTAGTATTTTAACAGCTGAAAACAGCTATTCTTTTGAGTTAAAACAAAGTAATACTTTATTATATAGAGGTAAAGTATATTGTACATCACAAACAGATAATACAACAGATCATACCTTAAATAGTAATAAATATGAAGAGTACATTGGCACAGATACAGATAGCCAAAAATATATTGTAATATGAGCAAAGTAAAAATAATAAACCTATCAGGTTACGAAGTACCAAGCATCAAAGAATCAACAAGATATGATTGGGTTGAATATGGTGATGACAACAACTATTTTGGAGATATAATAGACAGATATACAGGTAGCCCAACAAACTCAAGGTGTGTTAATGGTATAACAGATTTAATTTATGGTAGAGGGTTAAATGCAACTGATTCTGAAGACAATCCTGTTCAGTTTGGACAAATGCAGCAAATACTTAAAGATAGTGATGTAAGAAGAATAACTGGCGATTTAAAACTGTTAGGACAAGCATCTATTCAAGTTGTATATAATAAAAGAAAAACTAAGATAATGTCTCTTAAGCATTTTCCAACAGAAACATTAAGAGCAGAAAAAGCAAAAGAAGGCAAAATAACAGCATATTATTATCACCCTAAATGGAGTGAAATAAAGCCTTCTGACAAGCCTAAAAGAATCCCANCATATAAACACGGTAAAAANAGTGAAACGGTTGAAATATACTGTATAAANCCTTATAGAGCTGGATTCTATTATTACTCTCCTGTAGATTATCAAGGATGTTTACAGTATTGTAACCTAGAGGAAGAAGTATCTAACTATCATATCAATAATATACAAAATGGTTTAGCACCTTCACTTTTATTAAACTTTAACAATGGTATTCCAGGTGATGAAGCACAAGAAATAATAGAGAGAAAGATATATGAAAAGTTTAGTGGATCTTCTAATGCTGGTAAATTTATATTAGCATTTAACGATAGTGCAGAAAATCAATCAACAGTAGAACCTATTCATTTACCTGATGCACACGCACAATATGAGTTTTTAGCTAAAGAATCAAGAGAAAAGATAATGATTGGTCACGGTGTTGTTTCTCCAATACTTCTAGGTATTAAGGACAATACTGGTTTTGGTAATAATGCAGAGGAATTAAGAACAGCATCTGTTTTAATGGATAACATTGTAATAAGACCATTTCAGACCCTACTAATCAACTCATTTAACGAGCTATTAGCATTTAATGGTATAGGATTAAATCTTTATTTTGTCACTCTACAACCAATTGAGTTTACAGAGCTTGATAATATAGAGACAAAGATTAAAAGGGAAGAAGAAACAGGTGAAAAACTATCAAGTGAAGAAAAGAATGACTTTGATGACAAACAAGGAGATGATTTATTATCACAATTAGAGTCATTAGGGGAAAAAGTAGATGAAAACGATTGGGAGTTAGTACATACAGAAAAAGTAGTAGATACAGAAGCAGAGTTTGACTTTACTAAACTTGCAGATGTATCAAAAGATGACGCTAAACCTAATAAGTCTTCATCACAAGACAATTCAACATATAAGGTTCGCTACTCTTATGCTCCTGTAAGAAATTCAGCTAAAAGTAGAAGATTTTGTATGAAAATGGAAACATTAACAGGACAGAATCTTGTATTTAGAAAAGAAGATATTAATATGATGTCTTTTAAAGGTGTAAATAAGGAATTAGGTCATAAAGGACAGAACTATTCTTTATTTAAGTATAAAGGCGGTGTAAATTGTCATCACTATTGGGAAATGAAGGTATATAAGAAAAAAGTAACAGATAATAATCTTGTTAGTGAATCACAAGCAATTGCAGATGGTTTAAAAGAGCCTGTTAACCCAAGTGAAGTTGATATAGCACCAAGAGATATGGCAAACAAAGGACATCACCCAAATTATAAAAAATGAAAGCATTATTTATCACACTTGACGAATTAAAAAGGAAATCTATTATAGATGGGAATGTAGATACTGATAAACTAATACAATTTGTAGAAGTAGCACAAGATACGTATATACAAACGCAATTAGGTACAGCTTTATATGATAAATTACAATCAGACATAGTTAATAGCACTTTAGCTGGCAATTATTCTACACTTGTAAATACATATTTAAAGCCAATGCTTATTTGGTTTAGTCAATCAGAATATATGAAATATGCAGCATTTCAGATTAGCAATGGAGGTGTATTTAAACATAGATCAGAAAATAGTGATTCAGCATCACTTGAAGAAATAAACAATTTAGTACATCAAGCTAAAACTACTGCAGACTTTTATACACAAAGATTTATTGATTATATGGATTCAAACAGTGAGCTGTATCCTGAATTTATAACGAATCAAGATGGAGGAATGTATCCAGAGAGAGATCAAAATATGACAGGATGGGTATTGTAAAGAAGAAAAAAACATACAAGCCTAAGAAAGAGAACGAAATTAAATTAATGAGTTATATAAAAAAGATAAAAGATGTCATTCGGGTCAATATATAGTGTAAGTTGGTTTGGTAACGTGAATGAAGCGAATGGATGGGGTATAATTTATCCGTTTGATGCAGATGGTTCATACTTGACAGTAGATACGACATTATTTAGTGCAGATAGCACAACTTTAACAGCAGACGCAACAGTATATTAAAATAAAATAAAATGGCAAAACAAGGAATAGGAATAGGTACTTCGGCAAATGATGGGACAGGTGACCCGTTAAGAACCGCTATGGACAAAACAAATGACAACTTCAATGAAGTATATGCTTTATTTGGAGACGGCTCAACACTAGCTATTAGTGGAGACGCAACTGTGTCTGCAGGAGCTTTGACAATAGCTGCAGGAGCAGTAGAAAATAGTATGCTAGCTGATGATGCCGTTGGAGCTGATGAATTAGCAGCAGACGCAGTAGTAACAGCTTCTGTAGTAGATTCAAACATTACAACAGCTAAAATAGCAGATGATAATGTAACATTTGCTAAATTAGAAAACAGATATACTGCTAAAGTTGATATAACTACTTATTCAGGTGCAGTTAGTGTTGATTGGTCAGCAGGAACTACATTTAAAATGGGTTCTTCATTGACTGGAGCAATAGAGTTTGATTTTACAAACTTTAAACAAGGACAAGTAATTACTTTCTATAATTTAACAGGAAGTCAAACAATTACTTTTGATAGTGATGCAGCAACAAGTGAAACATTTAACAAAGTAGCTGAAGTTGATTATGATGGTAGCACAACAAATATGATACAAGTTGAATGTATTGATGATTCAGCTAATGCTATTTTTAACTATATAGTAGCAACATACACATCAGATACAACACCAAGTTAATAGATAAACAATAAAAGATATGTACGCAATAGATATAAACGGAGAAATAAAAAAATACAACAGATTACCTAAATCTTGGGGTAATATTATTGGAGGATTTGATATTCTTTCAAATGAAGAAGTTAAAAAGTATGGTTTTTATGATATTGAAATACCTACTGATTATAATGAAAGAACACATAGTTTAAGTGATATATATTTTGATGAAACAAATGATGTTTTTAAAAGAGATTTAATTAATTTAACTTGGACTAAAACATTAAATGAATTGAAATCTGACAAAATCAACAATTTTAAAAATCAAGTAAAAGGACATCTAAATCAAACTGATTGGTATGTTATTAGAAATGTTGAAAGAGGTATAGATATACCACAAAACATAAAAGATGAAAGAAGTTCTTTGTTAAGTCAAATTCAAAATATTGAATCAGAAATAAATGCACTTGCAACAAAGAAACAAGTTGTTTTATATCAATTTCCAATAATATAATTAAATGAGTGTAAATAAAAGACTTATACCGGGTGCAAAAAGTCAATTAGTTCCAAGTGAGCATTTTGCAATGATAGAATATACTGGAAACAATACCGGTGGTAGGTCTATTACTGTTGGCTTTCAGCCTGATGTTGTTTTAATAAAAAATTATAGTAGTTTCCCTGATTGGGTAGTAAAATTTAGTAAAGATTTTCCAGGCACAGAGTATCAACCTTGGGATGCTGCAGTAGTTGCTAATGATACAGACAATAACCGTATAAGGTCATTAGATTCAAATGGATTTACACTTGGAAATGAAAGCGAAGTCAACGGTTCTAGTGCTTACAGCTATGTCGCTTATTGTTGGAAGATAGGTGGAAATTCTTCAAATCCTGATAA